ATAGATTGTAGTAATATTAAATCACAAAATTATAAAAATACTCGTAGTAGATCAAAAATTAATGCTAAATGGAATAATGTTGTAGATATTCAATTAAATCAAGGTGATAGCATAAATGTACAAGACGCTATTCTTAATTTAAAAGGTATTTCTTCTGATTCTACTGTAGAAATATTAAACGAAAATTCTGATGAAGGTTTATCCGATTCAAAAGTAGGTTTTAGATTTGTTCCTTATTTAACTGATATGGGGCGAAACACAGTTTCTTTACCTCCTGTTTGTTGCAATACCAATTGGGAATATCCTCAAGTTTATTACGCTTCAAATACTCAGGCGGGTAACTATCCTTTAATGGAAAATTTTATAGTGAACGAAGGCGAAGATAATCAATATTATTTAAAATGGATCGGTATGGTTACTACTCAAGATGGTCCAAATGCCACAACAGCCCCTTACAATATGTTAGAACCTAGAACAGAAGAAAACGATTTTGAATTCTCTTACGGAAACATAGGTAGCGGCGAAGATAAATTTTACTCACCTTTTAGTAGTACTTTAAAAACTAATTTTTCAGAAGGCTCTTATTTAGGGAACTGGAATTACGGTTCAGGTTTTAAATATATCTTATTAGATGAAAACTATAATGGACCTTTTAGAAAAAATGAGCTCGAGTTTTGGTCAAAAGAAGGAGATTGCAAACCTCAATATTTAGATGTTAAAGTAGATGTAAACGGACCAATATACGAATCACCTTCAACAATTTCTAATATTATTAATGAACAGTTAAATAATTCCAATATGTATGGAGATAATGAACTAAACCCAACAATTCCCGACACTTATTCACAAAAAGTTAAACTGCCTTCAATAACTGGAAGTTTATTAAAAAATAGAAAATGTAACGGATACGTTGACGATAACTACAACTTTAGTCAAGATCCTAGAGCAGGTAAACAAAAACTATGGGGACAAATGGCAGTTAGAAATATAAATAAATGGATGGGAAATGACAGCTTAGTAAGATGCGATTTAGCCTTTGAAAACAAAATTAATTATAATTCTGATTTAGATGAAAACCAATATTTAATTTATCATCCATGTTTTATCATGCCTGGAGGTCATATGCATATTCATGATACTCATGTGGGATTATATCAAGAAAAAGCTTTTTTTCCTAGAATTAGATTTAATCAAACTGTTAAAGTAAGAACACCCCAAACCAATGAAAATATTTTTCTGTTTTCAGCTTCAACCGATTATTATTACGCATCGCTTCCAAAATACTTTTTAATGATTACAAATATTTCTTATACTGAAAAGAATATTAAACGAATTCAAAAATATTTACAACTTAATGAAAAATATGACGGCAATTTTACTAATCCTAAACAGACTGAACAAGATTCTAAAAAATGGCGGTGTCCTTTTGATATCGGGATGTCAAGACAGGGTTTAAAATCTAACAGTGGCGATGATTATAAAACAATTGATTGGTTTAGGAATAGTCAGGGATCTAATAATTTTGTAGAAGCTCATGATCAATCCGATACAAGTAGTTATGCTTATTCATTTCCTTATTATCCTTTTGAAAATCCTATTGATAGTTTTGAAAATTCCAATATGCCTACCACTCGATCTGATATTCCTGATTTAGGAGCAGCTTATATGATTGAATCGGATACCACTCGCGGCGACGATGATGATGACATAGACAAAAATATTTATATTATCTCCGATTTTGGTGTTGATGATCAAACTTTTGAAAAACTTGAAGTCCCACATAGATTTAAAAATAATAAAGAACATGATGCATCTATTAACTTTTTTTCAAGATATGATAGCGACTGGAAAAAAAAATATAGAACTGATAATTTTTCAAATGGTTCTAACATGTCATCCCAAATCATGGGACAAGGAACTTATTATTTAGATCATATGGATATGGACAATATTGATGACTCATTGAGTAAACAATATGGAATCGGTGTTTATCCTGTCAAAATGCAAGCTAAACCTAATGAGTTATATACATATGATTTAACTAATACTTATTGGCAAGCTACAACATATTTTAACCAAGTTAACCCCTATAACAGTTCATCCTATAAAATTACGTCAGGTTCAGGAACTCAAGCAACCTACGGAGGTTACGATTTATTAATTTGGGAAGCAGGGGCAACAGATTGGAAAAAAGTTGACGGATTATTTATATATTCTGAATCTAATCATTTAGTTAATCCTGGTTATGATGCTATCAGTGGGTTACAATATGATAAAAATGAATATACCCAAGATTCTCCAAGTTTAGTTTATATCGACGTTGTATCAAATGGTAATCAATTCTTAATAGATATGGGTAATGATCGAAGATCGGTTTTAATATTTGATGAAGATGACGGCGACCAATGTCAAATATTTCATTGTACAAATTATGGTTCAGACGTTTCATATTATCCATTTGGAGAAAGCATAAGCGATGGTTTTTATGATCCTTGGATTAAAATGAATATATCAATGACTACTGGTCAATATGCTTATATTCCTTCTTTATCAGATAAAACCAATAATAAAGACTCCGTAAATAATAATCTACCTATTAAAACTTCTGGTTCTAATCCTTTTGAAACTGTTTGTGCCTTTATGTTATTTGATGATTCAGCAACTTTAAATGGTTCTGATTGGACTGTATCTAATGATTTTGCCTTGCCTAATTTACATCAAGGACTATTTACAGCTTCATTGAGTTTTTTTGATAATCCCGCGGTATGGTTGGTCAATAGTTCTAGACATGATAAAAGCACATCTTACGGACAAAGCTCAACTAAAATTATTAACTATCCTAATGAAAATATAAATTATTTAAGCGTAGGGGCTAATAATCCTACTTTCCAATTTGATGAAAGTTTATCTAGATGTACATTTACAAATTTACATAACCCTAAAAAACTTGCCCCTTTTGATATGCCTATAGCGTCCGATTCTACATCAATTGTAACTGATACATTAGGCGATATATCAATTAAAGTTAATGATGATAAAATTAAATATAATTATATTTGGGATTTAATTAAAAATTATTCTACATCTGTTGAGGTTTCTTGGTACAGTGGCTCACCCAATGAATGGAAGGGCTATAGCTCTGAAAGTCCCAAAGCATTTGGGTTAAATCATTCAACCGGAGGTGTTTTTTTATGGAAGGCTTTCGGAGAATCATTTCAAAAAAAATCTTATGATTTTGACACATTGGTTGAATATAATGCCAATAACTGGGAAAGCTCTCTTTTAAATAAATTAGGTTTCGATTATTATGATTTATTTCCTAAATTTGGTTTACAAACTAATTATTTTGATTATTCAAAGGTTAACAACCCTAACCCATCCTTACGTTATCAAATGTGCAAACCATTAACAACTAATCCATTAATTGATATTTCTAAAGCTGATAGTCTACCTTTACAAGATTATACATTTATTAACACTGTTTCCGATGTTGATTACTCCTTAGGTGCTGGCGATCCTAATTATACAGTATCGGTCGGTACTATGCAACCGGTTAACTTAGATGGCTCTACATCAGAACAAATAATCGCAAGCGATTTACCTCAAAAACAAGCATCCTCTTATTTTACTATATATTCAGATTTTGGCTTTACTGGTAATTATATACAAAATACTAATAAATTGCAAGTTGTGGGAATAATTAAAAAAACGTTTGTGGACGGGGACTTTGTTTACGGTGAACAAAATATCCCTTTTATCGTTCCAATTAGTCAAAAAGTAACTAATATTAATATTGAAATAAGAGATAATAACGGTAAATTGATTTCATTAGATGAAAATAATTCTATTATATTTCAACTTAGAAAAAATCTACAACAACAACCTATAGACGATTCAAAAGACTCTAAATAACTGTACCCACCTATTTACGTATTTAAATAGTTTTTATAAGACATGACCTAAATATTTTAAAATATACGCTTAAAATATTTAGTTCTGACTATTTAAAATCAATAGTCAAAAATAAATTATTTATTACTATTAAATGAATCAAACCCCTAATCGTGGCAATATCCTTCAACAAAATAATAAACAAGTTGAAGAACAAAAACGTATAGTCGAGGAAGAAAACGCTAAAAAAGAAAGTTCTAAACAAACTCTTAAAAAAAATGGTAATGAATATTTTATTAAAAAAACACAAGAATCATCAATTATTGATGATACCCTTGATAGTGATGATAATTTTACAAATGTTTTACATTCTATTAATATAGATGATATAGATGATGTAAAACCTACAAGAAAAGAATTAATCAAGAGCGAAGTCACCGAAGAGAAAAAACCTAAGAAAAAAAAGTTAAGTGAAAAACAATTAGCTCATATGTCTCGTATGAGAGAATTAGCCGCTAAAAAAAGAGCTGAAAAAAAAAAAATGAAAGATGAACTTAAAAAAGCTGAAATGACTGAAGCTCAACGACTAAAAACCGAAAGAATGAAATATAAAAAAATGAACGAAAAAATAGAAACAGAACAATTCTTAAAAATGAAAGAGGATAAGAAGAAAAAAAAACGAGAAGAACAGATAGCTTTATTCAACCAATTGTATGAAGAAAAGGAAAAAATTAAACAGCAAAAGAAACAAGAAACAAAAAAAAATATAGTTAAACAACCTATTAAAAAAACAATTGTTAAAAAACCAAGTATCCAACAACAACGAAAAGGCAAAAAAGCAAGAATTTGTAAAGTGACTGGCAGAATTATTTTTACATAAAAATATTTTATTTTCTACTATTATAATATAAAAATGGCAAGTTCTGACTTTGATACCTATGGTAATTTACTTGTGAAACAAGTCGGCATAGATGCTCCCTCAGGAGTCAAATTCCATGACCCTGACGATGATACAAAAACAATTACTTTAAAAGCATCTGGTTTAGGTGCTGGTAATGTTGACGTATCTCTTCCAACTCAGGCAGGTGCTTTACTAAATGCCTCTTCTAGTTTAAATGGTGCTAGACTCACTAGCGGATCAGTTGCAACCGCTTCTCTAAGTGATGATTGTGTAACAGCTGCTAAAATTGACATTGCCTCAGCTGCTGATATTGGGGCTGGTGGTGCTTCAGGTGACTCTATGTTGATTTCTGATGCTGATGATAGTAACAATGTGAAAAGAATTACTATTACTCAATTAAGTAGTTTAGTTGGAGGAGACTCACTTCCATCCGCTACAGACGCTCAAATGCTCATCAGTTCTGGTGCAAATAATTTTCAGTCTCAAACTTTAGGAGGTGATGTCACCGTTAATGCTTCGGGATCAGTCACAGTTGCTAATGCGTCAATTAGTGCTGCTAAATTAGCTTCAAATTCCGTTACTAATGTTAAGGTTGATTCAGCAGCCGCTATTGAATTTTCTAAACTAGAAAATTTGCCTAGTGCTCAAATCCTTGTCGGTTCTGCTACAAATAAAGCAAATGCAAGAGCTATGAGCGGCGATTGCTCCATAAATAATTCTGGAGCGGTCACTATCGCCAATAATGCTATTACTAATGCTAAAGTATCCGCTACTCCTGCGGATTCAATAGCAGGTAGTAAAATTTTACCAAATTTCGCAGCTAGAAAAGTTGAGACTACTAGCGATATGCAAGTTGGTGGATCGTCCGCTTTTTATATTGGTGCAGAAAATGTTGACGGATCATGGAGAATCATTAAAAGTGGTAGTGATCTTGTAATGCAGGTCAGAGCTAGTGGAACATGGTCTACTCGTTCAACTATTACGGCTTAAATTTTATAATTAAAATAAATAACTTATAAAATTATTTATTTTATTTTATATATTATAATGTCTTCTTTTATAATTACAGGCAATACCGTAATTTTTAAAAATCCTTTTGGGGAACAAAACATAATTTTAAAACACAATGATACTGATTATGATTTGATTTTTGATTCAAAAGTAAAATTTAAAAAAGGATTAGAGTATACATCAATTGATTTGGGTGTTTGGAAAATAAAAACTTTAAATGATGGTAATGAATTAATAATAAGTAAAAATGATAAAACTTTACTTAAACTCAAAGAATAAATATTTATTCATTATATAAAATAATAATATTATATATAATAAATAATGTCAAACAAATATATATATTTGTCGTCAAAAGGCAGTAGTTCTGATAGTGACTTCACTGTTAATTTTCCTGATAACTTAATTATTAAACCACATTCACAAATTAGAGCCGTTAATATTAGAGTTAATCCCTTAGATAATGCGGTAGAAATCGATGATGAAAATGATACTTTTTATATTGGTCTCGACTTCTGGAATAAAATTAATAATGCTCAGATACCTCTTTTACCTGTTATTTTAGCTTCTGGTAAAAATGCTTATATACTTGATGAAGAAGGGGATGTAACCGGCATGGACGAGGAACAAAGATATATTTATTTTAATAGTCAAGTAGCTTATCAATTATATCAAGCCACCGACGCATATTGCCTTTATAGAGGGGGTTTAACATGTGAAATCAGCGGAGAAGCAATAACTATAAAAGCATCTACTATGGAAATGTATGGATGTCCCTCAAAATCTATAACTGCTTCTGGAGTTGATGAAGAAGTTTTAAAACATTGGATAAATGTAGAGGAAAATAAATATGATTTATTGATAAATGATAAAAAATTTTATCCATTAAATGCAAATCCTGTTGAATTAGAATTTGTCAATGATACTAATGATGAATTATATGGAATCGTTTTGAATCAAACAAACGGGAAAAAAAATTATTTTGTTGGACCGACAATGGTTACCGGATTAGTAGGAAGAGAAGTAGATAATAAATTTTTAAAATATCAAATTGAAATCGATTTTAGTAATTTCACACTTAGTGAAGAAGATACCTTAGCAATCTACGACGGATATTGCGACCCAAGGTTTCTTGGTTTATCTTCTTCTAAATCCAGGGGATGGGGTGCGGATGAAGATTTGAACATCTGCCATAATCATTTTATTGTATTTTCGAAAACAAATGTTTTTATAAAATATAATGAAGCTCAAGATGATGGCGAAATAATTTCTAAACTAATTACTAGTAGTACCGTTTCTAATACAGGTAACGCAAAATATAGAATCACTCGAGAAGACTGGGAGACCGATGATTCAGCTTTATACAGCGTTAAAATTGAAATCACTGATGATAATGGCTCAACTTTTAGTGAAGTCCTTCAAATTCCTAACGGTTATATTAGAAAAAATACAAAAGCCATAAAATCTTTAATAACTAATAATACCATCAGCGAGGATGCAACAGACCTTGAGAGCTTAGGCTTTCTTTCCAATTTTGATAATTCAATTGATGGAAAAATTTCTTTTACTTGTGCGGCTGATGATAATGAAGATGAAGTAGGGTTCAATATCGATCAAGAAACACCTGATTACGGTGGTAGAGTTGCTAAAAATAGCGATTTAGCTAATATTTCTCGACCATTAGTTTTAATCACAAATACTAATAATTTCGCAGAACAGGCTAATGAGTTATCGGAATATCAATTACAAGAAATGAAAGCAAATACAAAACGAAATGATACCGATGTTTATTACTCTGATGATCAATATGATTTACCTAGCAAATTTCTACCTAATGCCAAAGTGTTGGGATACAGTGATTTAGGCATTGATTTAACTGAGTACGAGAATAATAAATATCCAACTTACTCTGAAGGCGTCGATGCTGAGAGTGATGTTCAATCAAATCAGAGGGATTTTCCACTTTATTTTCTAGATTTACCAAATTTACCTCTATCTAACATTTCTGCCGGATATTTACAAGGTTTTAAAAATACTTTCGTAGCTCCAATTGAATTAGCTTCGGCTCAAGGATCTCATAAAACATTTACTTCAAAATTATATACTGATTGTTATAATAATTTGACTAATGATTATCCATTAAATCTCAATAGTATGCGAGTTAGAATTTGTGATATAGATAATAGACCCTCAAAACAATTGGACAAATATACCGTTGTTGTATTGGAAATTAGAGAAAATCCAAACATTTAACAAAATAAAATGATTAATAATTTAAAAGAATTAAATGATAATTATAACAAAATGTTAGAAATCAATAATCAAGGACAATAATTTTAAATTATCTTTTTAAGTATATATAATGAATGTTTTTAAAAAATCTAACATGAAATTTAAAGTTAGTTCAAAAAAAAAATCTAAAATTAATCCTCAGTTTCAACAAGTCAAGGAGCATGAAAAAAAAAAAGTTATTGAAAAAGATTTTTTTCCAGCTGTTAAAGA